GAGTTGACTCATATCTTGAGTATGTTGCTGACGAGTGGATCCAAGAAAATGCACTCGCAGTTGAAGAAGGTCTTAAGACCGAGATGACCGAATCATTCCTCCAAGGAATGAAGGGTCTTTTTGAAGAGCATTATGTAACAATCCCTGAAGATAGATATGATGTACTTGAGAGCATGGTAAATAAACTTGATGAAATGGAAGAAAAACTCAACGAGCAAATCGAAAGAAATGTTGCTCTAAACAAGAGACTTGCGGAGTCTGTTACTGATGGAATTTTAGGTGAAGTTTCTGAGGGACTTGCTGTAACTCAGAAAGAAAAACTCGCTTCTCTTTCCGAAAGTGTTGAGTTTGATAGTGAAGAAGACTACCGTGAGAAACTGGTAACCTTAAGAGAAGCATACTTCCCTTCAAGAGTTTCCAGTGCTCAAAGAGATTCTGCTGAACTTATTTCAGAGGAGTCTTCAATGCCACAGGTTTCTGGAAGCATGGAAGGTTATCTCTCTGCACTTCAGAGAGTTTCCAAAAAATAAGTTTTACATTATACCCTAAACCCCAAACACTTTTAAAGAGGTAAAATCAAATGCAAATGTTCAATGCTGAGCATCTGCAGGAGAAGTGGGCACCATTGTTGGACTATGAAGGCGCTACCGCCATCAAAGACTCCCATCGTAGAATGGTAACCGCAGTTCTCCTGGAGAACCAAGAAAAATTCATGACCGAGGAGCGTGCGTTCCTCTCCGAATCACCCACCAACGCTGCTAACGCTGCTGGTGTATCTGGTGGTTTCGGTGGCGGTGCAGGTCTTGCTGCTGGTCCTAACGCAGGTTTTGACCCAGTTCTGATCTCGCTGATCCGTCGTTCAATGCCTAACCTGGTCGCTTATGACCTCGCAGGCGTTCAACCAATGAACGGTCCTACTGGACTGATCTTCGCAATGCGTTCACGCTACACCAACCAGTCTGGTACTGAGGCACTCTTTGATGAGGCACAGTCACAGTTCTCTGGTCAGGACAGCGGCAACAATCTGGAGCAAGGTCTTTACACCGCTCAAGCATCTGACGGTGCTAGCGTTGGTTTCGGTACCACTGGTTCTGCAAACCTTGGCAGCAATCCTGGTCTCCTGAACTCTTCAATCGCACAAGATGCGTATGCAGTTGGTCAGGGTATGCACACTGGCGACGCTGAGACTCTTGGCGACGGTGCTGGTAATGCATTCAACGAGATGGCATTCTCTATTGAGAAAGTCACCGTTACTGCAAAGTCAAGAGCACTGAAGGCTGAGTACTCGCTGGAACTGGCACAAGACCTCAAGGCAATCCACGGTCTGAATGCAGAAGCTGAGTTGGCAAACATCCTGTCAACTGAGATCCTTGCTGAAATCAACCGTGAAGTCATCAGAACCATCTATAAGGTTGCTGAGTCTGGTGCTGCTGCAAACACCGCAACTTCAGGTATCTTTGACCTGGACGTTGACTCCAACGGTCGCTGGAGCGTTGAGAAGTTCAAGGGTCTGCTGTTCCAAATTGAAAGAGATGCGAACGCTATCGCCCAAAGAACTCGTAGAGGGAAGGGCAACATGATCCTCTGCTCTGCAGACGTTGCCTCCGCACTCACCATGGCAGGTGTTCTTGATTACACCCCTGCTCTGAACGCCAACCTCAACGTTGACGACACTGGTAACACCTTCGCTGGTGTTCTGCAAGGTAAGTATCGTGTATACATTGATCCTTATTCTGCAAACGTTGCTGCTAACCAGTACTACGTTGTTGGTTATAAGGGTTCTTCACCTTATGACGCTGGTCTGTTCTATTGCCCATACGTTCCTCTCCAAATGGTTCGTGCCGTTGGTCAGGACACCTTCCAGCCCAAGATCGGATTCAAGACCCGCTACGGAATGGTTTCTAACCCATTCGCTGAGGGTTCACTTGCTGATGGTCAAGGTCTTGGTCGTATCAAGGCAAACAGCAACCGCTACTACAGAAGAGTACGTGTTGACAACCTCATGTGATCCATTAGATCCACAAGGTTATACAGGAGGGGCGAATGCCCCTCTTTTTTTATCTAAATAAATATAAAACTCATGAAATCATATCAAAATTTCATCAGTGAAGCATCTAAAAAAAGATGTCCTTCGGGGAAGTATTGGTGTTTTACTGATAAAAAATGTAAGAATATTCCAGCAGGTTTCATGATAGATCGTGCAGGAATGTTAGCAAAAGAGAATGGTCACACTCAAGATTCCGAATCTGAGGAGAATGGTAATGGTGGAAATGGAGGAGGAGAATGAAACCCTGGACTAATCAAATTGATAACAGGAACTATCTTTCTCCTGTAGGATTTAAATTTTCAATTACAAGAGTACCCAAAGCAGACTTCTTTTCAAACTCTGCTTCAATTCCAGGTATCAATCTTGGATTTGCTCTACAACCAACTTATCTGAAGGACATTCCAGTTCCTGGGGATAAGTTAACATATCAAGATTTCACATTAAGATTTTTTGTTGACGAAAACTTAACCAACTACATGGAAGTTCATAATTGGTTAAGGGGTCTTGGATATCCAGAAAGTGTCCAAGAATTTATTGATATGAAAGCAGAAAATATATATGATCCGAGTATATCATCTAAGGATCCAATGAATGAGTATTCGGATGCAAGTCTCTTTATCTACAACAGTAATTTTAATGAGATTGCAAGAATAGATTTCAAAGATGTATTCCCCGTAAGTCTTTCTACAGTTCAGTTTGACGCAACTGCAGAAGACATTGATTATGTCACTGCAGAAGTCACTTTTAAATACTCGATATATAATATAGTGGTTTTATGATTTGATTTATGAATCTTGATGAAATTCAAACATTATGGGAAGAAGATTCAAAAATAGACGAAGACAATCTACACGCAGAGTCTACAAAGATTCCTTCTCTTCATGCAAAATATTATAAAATTTTAAATAATATTCTTCTGCTGAAGAAGATTGAAGAAAACAAGTTAAAGCAACTCAAAAAAGATAAATGGCAATACTACACGGGCAAAGCAGACCCAGAAGTGTATATTGATAAACCATTTGATTATAAAGTCTTAAGGCAAGATGTAGACAAGTACATAGATGCCGATGAAGATCTTATCAAGATTAGTAGTAAGATTGATTATTACCAAATAATGTTAAATTATTTGGATAGTATCCTAAAAACCATCAATAATAGAACTTATCAAATTAAGAATTCTATTGAGTGGCAACAATTTATTAGAGGTTATGTCTGATATTGTTATTCGCAAAAAGAACGAAGTATATGTGACTGTAAAAGCAGAACCACATATCAACCAAGAACTATCTGACCATTTTACGTTTGATGTTCCTGGTGCAAAGTTCATGCCTCAATACCGCAGTAAGTATTGGGATGGAAAGATAAGACTGTATAGTTCTCACACTGGAGAGATCTATGTGGGATTACTTGACAAGGTAATGGCATGGGCAAAAAACTCTGGATATACAGTAGAGTTTGAAAACAATAAGTTCTATGGACCTCCATTTGAAGTCAATGAAATGATTTCTTATGAAGGAGTCAAGGAATATATGACTCGTATCGCAAGATTCAAACCAAGAGATTATCAGGTTGATGCTGTATATGATGCATTAAGATATAATCGTAAACTACTCATCTCTCCAACTGCATCTGGTAAATCCTTGATGATTTATTCTGTGGTGAGATACTTTGCAGAAAAAAATAAAAAGATTCTTTTGGTTGTCCCAACAACATCTCTGGTTGAGCAAATGTTTAAGGACTTCCAAGACTATGGGTGGGATGCAGATCAATATTGTCACAAAATTTACTCTGGTCGTGAAAAGACTAATGAGTATCCAGTAACAATTACAACTTGGCAATCAATCTATAAGTTACAAAGGCCATTCTTCAAGGACTTTGAAGTCATCATTGGTGATGAAGCACACTTATTTAAATCTAAGTCTCTGGTCAGCATTATGACTAAGATGGATAGTGCTAAGTATAGATTTGGGTTCACTGGTACTTTAGACGGCACACAGACGCATAAGTGGGTCTTAGAGGGGTTGTTTGGACCATCATACAAGGTCACACAAACGAAAGATCTAATTGATAAAGGACATCTCTCTCAGTTACAAATTCATGTTTTACTTATGAAGCATGATGCACATCAGTTTGAAACTTATGAAGATGAAATCCAATATATTATTGGACATGGAAAAAGGAATAACTTTATCAAAAATCTGGTTCTAGATCTAAAGGGTAATAGTCTTGTTCTTTTTAGTAGGGTTTCCACGCATGGTGAACCACTATACGAATTAATAAATAATTCAGTGAAAGGAAATCGTAAAGTATTTTATGTACACGGTGGAATTGATGCTGAACAAAGAGAACTAGTTCGGGAAATTACTGAAAAAGAAAATAATGCAATCATTGTTGCATCTTATGGAACCTTCTCAACTGGTATCAATATTAAGAACTTACACAACGTAATCTTTGCATCACCATCCAAATCAAGAATTAGAAATCTACAATCAATAGGAAGAGTTCTAAGAAAAGGAGACAACAAGACTCAAGCAGTTCTTTATGATATCGCTGATGATATAACCTTTAAGTCAAGGAAGAATTATACATTGAATCACCTAGTTGAAAGAATCAAGATTTATAATCAAGAGAAATTCAATTATGAAATCGTACAAGTAAGTTTAAAGGAAAATGTATAAAGACGAATTCTATGCAGCAATTAAACTTGTATCTGGAGAAGAAGTATTTGCTAAGGTAACTCCTTGCGAAGAAGAAACAAGAACTTTACTATTATTAGAATCACCTGTTGTATTTGAAACTATTACTATTCGTCATATGGGTGTGAATGCTGTTCAAGTTAACCCATGGATGACATTAACGGGAGATTCTATTATAATTATTGATATGGAAAAAGTGATTACGATTAGTGAAGTAACTGATGAACAAATGATCTCTGTTTATAATAAGTACTTAAGAGATAAAGATAGAGACTCAAATGAAACCAAAGCAAATAAAGAAATGGGATTCTTATCATCTATCTCTGACGCTAGAGTGTCTTTAGAGAGACTCTATAAAAGTAGCTAAAGTAACCTTTTAACCCTGACAGAGTGATTCTACTTAAAATACTTGAACTTGTCAAGCCCTTTGATTCTGTGCTATAATATGAACATAGTTAAAAAGAAATCATGAAATGTCTAGAACTAGAAAAAAATCAGAACATTATGTAAACAACAAAGAGTTTTTAGAAGCACTGATTGTTTACCGAAACAAAGTCAAAGCAGCACACGAGAAGGGAGAACCAACTCCTCGTATTACAAATTATCTTGGAGAATGTTTTCTGAAGATTGCCACTCACCTGTCTTACAAACCAAACTTTGTAAACTACATGTTCCGTGAGGACATGATTTGTGATGGTATTGAAAATTGTGTTCAGTACATCAAGAACTTTGATCCAGAGAAGTCTTCAAATCCTTTTGCATACTTCACTCAGATTATCCATTATGCATTTCTGAGAAGGATTCAAAAAGAGAAACGTCAAATGGATATTCGGACTAAAATCATTGAACGATCAGGATTTGATGAAGTGTTCAGTGGAGATGGTGACATTTACAATACTTCCGATTATAATACCATTAAGGAGAACATTCAATCTAAACTTTATTCATGAAAATTGCTCTGATAACCGATACTCATTATGGTGCTCGTAAGAGCAGTAA